ATTACTGAACTGTTATTTATATTTTAACTTACGCTTATTTTGAAAATATATCTATAATGAAAATTAAAATATGTTTCGTTGTTTTTATTACAATAAATTATTCGTTTATTCGTATAATTCAGGTCATACCCATTTATAATGTTAGAAACGCATAAACTCTCGTTATATACAGATAAAAACCCATTGTCGTATAAATTGTGACAATAACGGCACATAAACTCTACAACATTTATATCATTCATTTCAGAGTAGTTTAATATACACCTTGGTTTTAGATGGGCTGTTTCCAATAAACATAACGGTAATTTTTTTACACAAATTATACATATATGAGGTTTGGTATCAATTAAATATTTTCGTAGCTTTTGTTGTTCTTGTCTTATTTCTCTCAATTCATATTTTTTACGATTACGACACCCCCTTAAAAATCGGACTATTATTTTTGAATAATAATACTTGGTGTCGTTTAATATTACAGTTCCTTCATCTGTTAATTGATACCCCTTTTCGCGAAAAAAAATTAGATCGTTTTTTATCAAATCGGATACGCAACCTCTTACTTCATTAATATCGATTGATGAAGTGTACCTATTTTTTATATAAGTATATATCTCATTCAGTGTGTTTTTATTTTTTAAAATAAAAACATTAATAATATAACTATTCATTACTTCGAATTATTACCTAAGTATAATAAATTAATTCTAAATTAGTTTATACACGAAGTATGATATTGTACCCCCGTTTAGCCGGATTGTCATTTATATCAACACCTTTGGTTTCTTCTTCTTTATAGTTTATTTTTTCCAATTCTTCCTTAAACTTCTTTTGAGTTTTTATACACTTTTTAACGGTTAATCTACACCATGTTTCATATAAATTAAATATGTCTTTGATACATACTCGTAATAATCGATTGTCCGTCGTTCTTATACACGATTGAGTAAATAACAATACATCCCCGTTAATTACTGGTTCCGAATCTATCACATTTTCAACGACACGGTGGATTTCTAAAGGCGATATCACATTTAATGATATTATGTCTGGTTTATCTCTGTCATATAAACATAGCCATCCATCGGGAGTCTTCCAATAATATTTGGCCGGCAATATTGGCTCGCCGTCTATACAATCACCTCCTTCTTGATTTGTATACTCTTTTTTTAACCCCGAAAAATAGATTTTATCACCGTCTGCGATGTACGGAGTTTTTTTAAGATAATCGTGTGTATGCGGCGGCATTATTTTTGTATGTGGATATCTCAAAGAAATGTACAAATTATCATCACAGTCATATGCTAAATTCCATTGATGAGAGTTTTTAGAATTAGATATATTTTTTGATACATTATTTCGGTATATAGATATATCTTGTTTTTTCCATTCCAATTCTGTAAGTCTGTCCATATGAAATCCGTCGGTTCTTCTAATACTGCTCTCACGTTCATTAAACCACGCAGCGCTTGGGTCAGATATTGATAGCGGAAACGTATCTCTGTGTTTATTCCTAAAATCACTCATATCTGTTTTAAATGAATTTAATGAACCTATTTTTTCGTCTCGTTGAATTATTTCAAAAACTCCATACTTGTCTATAAACTCATTAATATGCGTTTCCCTTATTTCATTCACACAAATATATTCTGGTAATTTTGATTCTTTACACCATTCACGTATTGCATTATCCGTCATTCCATCTACGACAATTAATTTATATCCCTTGGTTTGCTTATCGTATCGTTTTACAGGTATTAAATTCTTTCGCTTCTTAGACGCATCTATATATCTCATATATTTGCCGAATTTAAAATCTCCATTATCTATTACACTTTCAATCAACGCTCGGATATCTTCCCAATTATTACACGACATTATAAATTTTTCTAATTCTTTTATAAACTTCACATAAAAGTTTTGCATAATGTCTTGCAATTCGGACGTTGTCCACAACGTTAACTTCATTGTTCCATTTTTAAGATCGTCGTCATTTATTTTCCCCTGAATTCTCATTTGCTGCGACGCATTAGTACAGTTGAGAGAAGCATGCGATACGAAATACTGGTCGGTTAAATGCATTGAATAATTATCATAGTCGTCGCTAGTAAATGAATATCCTCTCTCCCCGTATTTGCCTGTTATAGTTAGCACAGTTTTATTTTCAATCAGGATATCACTTTTTTCGAATAAAACCCTCAATAGTTTATATACTAATTTTATATTTAATATTTTTGTATTTATCGAGAAATAACAATACGCATTGGGCAGTTTTTCGGATTTTTCGGCAATTGTAGATGACCCCCATACTCCCCCTATCTGGTATAATCTCTGGCTAGTCGAAGACTGTTTTGCGTCCCACATAGATAACCGTTTAATCTCTTGTTCGTACTGCTGAGATAAATACACCCTTAGACAATTTCCGTGGTATATAATTATGAATAATTTAGGAAAATCTTTAAGTATTTTACCAACTAATAAGAACTGATTCACTCGTATTTTTTCTTCACTTATTAATAATGAGCTATATTTGATTTCTTTAGGTCGACTAATAATGCTGGCAATAATTGGTTTTATATTAATATTATAATCTTCTATAATATCATACGATTTCGTCACAATATCGAGTTCTTCAGATTGTACATTCCACCACTTTTTAATGCTCGTATTGAATGTTATAGATTCATTAAATAATCCGAAATAATCATCTGATCTTTTCATTTTATGAACTTTTGATATTTTTATCTGTATGTCAGTGTTGTCGTTTAACCTGGTTGTTACGTTATACAACAATGAATGCGCAGTACCTGTAATATGTAACGCATATTTTACCTTTTTGTATATTCTCGCAAGCAAAATTTCACAAGCAGTAGAATCTTTTCTATCGTTAATATTGCTCCTATCGTTAGAAGAAGTCGGTGCCATTAAATCGCTTTCGTCGACTAATATTGTCATATCTACAAGTTCGTTGTTATGCATAATGTATTCATTAAATTTTGAATTTATTTTCGCCAGCTGCGCGTAATTCATTAAGCAACAGAATATGTCATTTGAGTTTATTGCTTCTTTGTTATTTAATTTATTGATAATATCGCCCGTGCTTATATCTTTTAATTCAGGAAGTTTAAAATCTTTCCATTGGGATTGAACATCTTCGGTAAACTCTGAGAATAATGTTTTAATAAATTGAATATTAAAGTTATATTTTTCGGTTCCGACTATATCATCGTACAATTGTTTTTGATCTATTGATAAATTTCTAAAAATGTATAAAACCGGCCTTTTTAAAATGTATACGGAAATCCACATTATTATACAGGCCTGAACCCTTTTTCCGAGTTGTATATCCCCCCACAATAATTCTATTGTCGATTTTTCATTTTCGTCTAAATTAAGTGCATTTAACAAATCTTCTTCAAACATAGCAGAATGTATATTTTTTGGAATGTTGATTAATTTTAAAGGCTTGCCGCTCCAATTATGTCGTTCTAAACTTTCACCGTTGATATATTTACATTTTTCCATCATACAATTGATAATTTTTTCAAGCGGTTTTCTAAAGATGTCGTGTCGTTGGTAAAAAGACTCTATCTGACGATAAAGATAATGCATCATAGCGTTAATACCATTAATCTCTATAGTTATAAATCAATTTATTTTATATTTATCGTACAATAAATATAAATATAAATATAAATATAAAATAAAATAAATAAATAAAACATAAAATAAAATAAATAAATAAAACACTATTTCTATTTCACAAAAATTTCATCGACTCGTTCAATAAACTCATATCTTTTCTAAATCATTCAAACACCAGTATTCGGATTTTCCGCCAGGGAGAGGTCTTCGAATAATAAATGGAATTAATCCACGGTCAAACTCCATTTGCGATAATAAATAACTATCCACTACTCCTTCTGGATAAGGATTGATAAATGTCTGTGAGCCGGTTTCTAGCTGTTTTGCGCGCTGGCCTAAAATTCTAGTTTTTTCATATTTTGTTAAAATAGGTATCGTTTTATGGAGGTCATCGTCAATTACGCCATCTGCGTTTCGTCTTATTTTAACTAACATCTTTACTTCATCGTAATTATGCGATATGCTTTCTGGATGGAATTGTAATATTGTATCATTTCTCATCTTTTCTGTGAATTTTCGAAGAACCTCTTCTCCGTCGTCTGAATCCTCATGTTCCCTTGAAACTGGCTCAATTTCAGCAGATTCGTCCGAATCATCATTTTTCACATCAATGTCGGAATCGTCGTTATCATCATTATCTTGGTCGGTTTGGATATCTTCGTCATTTTCAGAATCGTCGTCATATTCTTCTGAATCGTTTAATACTTCTTGATCTTCGTCCTCATCTTCTTTTATGATTGGGTTCGATTTTGGTTTTGGCGGCATAATATTACAGTATAATATTATTTATATAATTTCAATTAATAATTAATTTAATATATCGCATATTACTTTCTATCATAGAAAAATAGTTTAATTAACATCATATTTCCGACCAAAATATTTTGACCCAGATTTAGTATCTTTAGTATTCGCTATATGTGGCTGAAATAACGTTAGCTTTATACATACGCCGAATAGTGTTTTAAACTCTGCCTTTTGTAAATCGTCTGCCGGAAAAAGATTATAATGTTCCATAATATACTCATACAATGATGTTATATTCTTAGTCAATTGCTCATCAGTAACAATATCCCTCTTTTTTCCACTTGAAAGTAAATCTGTAATTAATAAAACAATTTGCGGTATAATGCTCTTGTCTGCTTTACCGTCTTTCGTTATTTCTTTAACTGATACATTAATGCGTGTTAAAAATTCTATGTTTTCTGCAAAAGACATTATATAATACGAATATTATATATTTATATTGTTTACTAAATTATTAAACGCATTAAGTATCATTCGTCCATTTCGCTATTCCGCATACAACACATAAATACACATACTTCATATTCGTGTCGTCGTATCTGATATATACTACGTCTCTCTTATTGTGTTCAGGGTCTTTATTACTCGGACACTCTGAGTTGGGGCATTTTACATTGCTTATATGTGGAAGGGTTGGTCGTATTTAGTATATTCGTTCATAATATATCCAATGTCTGCATTTTTTTTTGAAACAAATGTTTCAGAAACACATCCAAGTAAGGTCGAATCTCTAGTTTCGTCGCCGCAATTTCGACAGGTATATAAAAGTGTTTGTACGGCATCTTTTTCGGAGGAAATGGTGAGATAGTACATATTATTGCAATTTTTACAGAACCGCATTCTTTTACTTAATTATATACAATATTCTAAATCAATTTATAATTATTTAATTTAATTTACTTTACTTTAATTTATTTTAATTTAATTTACTTTACTTTAATTTATTTTAATTTAATTATTTGTATTTATTGTAAATTGTAATTTTCAAATAAAATATTGCTATTCGTATTATTAATTTTTCCAGCTATCATCGCACTTTCATACATCTCCTTCATTATACCTTCTGGAAGCTGACTTCCAACTTTTATTAAATTGTTTTTTTGTAAATATGCTCTAATTTCGTTAATAGGTTTTGTAATTAACGCAATATGCGCGTTCGACGCATTTTTTCTTATTGTTTCGTTTGGCACCAATACAGATACTGTATTGGTCTTAATATTTTTTCCAACTATATATTTGACACTGCGGGTTCGAGATAAATATTTGGCATGCTGTGTTTTTTTTTCTGGAGGTTTGTTTATATTAGAATTATTGATATTATACCTACTTCTAAATGTTTTTTTTAAGCCATTTTTCAAGTTTCCGTAAATCGGGTCATTGGAAAGAATCATTTTAGACGCAATAGGTCTTGAATGAGCAGTTATGATAGGTATTGTCGGCGCAGTTACGATAGGCATTGAATGAGCAGTTATAATAGGTATGGTCGGTGCAGTTATAATAGGTATGGTCGGTGCAGTTATAATAGGTATGGTCGGTGCAGTTATAATAGGT